TGTTCATACTATAGGGACACTTTGGAGGATCCAAGTTACTAACTCTTACAATTTCACTCTTGAGTATCGCAAAACTCCATCAGAAAGTAATCAACAGAAACACCTAATTTTTGTGCCATAGTGATCACATCCAAATAAACATTTTCAGGTAAAATGTGATAATCAGTTTCAATCATGATCAGAAATGTTCCAAACAGTGAAGGGAGTGTGAGTGATCAAACCAGCGCGGACTTGTGCGCGATAGGATTCCTCTGCTTGCAAACGTTGAGTGTATGCTGAGAGTGCAAGTTGGACTGCAGGATCATTCTTTGCAGTATCGTTCAGAATATACATTTGTTCAGAGACCATTGATAAACTCAGCAAGTGCATCCTTGTATTCACTTTCGGTTGCAAATGTGCGACCATGAATAGTTCGGGGATAGGTTACGTTTGATTCACCAACAGCAGCAACATTGCGACAGTCTTGTTCATCATAACCCATCTCAATCAGGTTTTGGACATAAGGATTGTAGTGTACCATTTGTGTGACTCAGTTACCAAAGAAAGCATCAAACTCATCAGCAATCTGATCAATCAATTCATCAGTTGCATCCAAGTTAAAAGTATAGCAAACCCAGTCAACTGCATCATTCAGATCAGTGAAGTTGTTGCAAAGAAAATCACGCAGATCAGGTGCGATTTCAGAGTTAAAGTCGATTTGAGTGTTGTTCATACTATAGGGACACTTTCGAGGATCCAAGTTACTGATGCAAACCATTTCTCTTCACCTTCTAGCGTATTGTGGGCGTTGATTATAATCAATCATCCCCAAAGTTGTTCACCATAAAGTCCTCAAGTTCTTCCAACTTGCTATCACTGAGAGATGTCAAATACTCATCAATAATAGTAGCAAGCAAGTCAGGATCTTGCCTGCATTTCTCATACAAAAGCTCAAACATCGGATTGACAGTCATACTAATACGTGACGATAATCAATGGATTTAATACACCAACCTGTTGCACATGTGATCTCTTCGACTAGATCTTCCTCATCATCTGCCTCCCAGATTTGACCGATCGTTTCCTCGGTGACTTCCTGCTGATAATCAGGATCTACATCTCCCCAGGTATCATCATCAGAAGAAAAGTCGAAGTCGATGTAAGTAACTTGGAATTGCATGATCAGAAACGAATGATAGGATGGTCAACATCGAGGACATCACATTCCTCAGTTGCAAACACTAACTCTACGCCATGTTGCCATACATCATCAGGTTCATCTATGGAGCAGATTGCAACATCCTGATTCAGTTGTTCTTCAGAAAGTTGTTGAAGTTGTGAGAGAAGTTCTTTGTAAGTCATAATCAATCAATCAGAAACGACAGAGTAACAAGCAACGGAGGAAGGGATGCCAGCAAGTGCTAACGAACCATTGCGATCATCAGCATACTCTTGGGCATCATCTTCAGAGTAGAAAGGTCCAATGAACTCAGGAGAATCGAGTGCATCAGAGACGAAACGGACGGTGAAGGTTTTGCTCATACTATAGGGACACTTTGGAGGATCCTAGTTACTATCATCGAAAAACAGGGTTGACACCAATCACCTTGGCAGTAGGATTACGCGCCAGTGCTGTTGCTTTTGCATCCTGATTGTTGACTGCTTCTACACTTTCAGTGAAGACTTTGCCGCCAACGTAGAGCTTAACTTCGTACTTCATTGTTAGAATCAATTTCTTTGAGAACTTGAGTGAATAAATCTATTGCTGCTTGATTACAATTATCTTCTTTAAGTTTGATAATGTAATACTCCAGTGCCTCAATAAGTGCTTCTTGCTTGAGTTCTTCCCAAGTTGGTTTAGTCATACTCAGTACAGCAGACAGAATGAACCACAGAACTTACGAACCCACTGGAGAGTATCATAATGGGAACGCGGTTTGCTCATCACCATGCTAGTGTTCTTTTCGGGATTGAAAGCAACAGCAACATAACGATAGTGATCAAAAGATACTTCAATCTCTTGAATCCACATTTGGCAGACTTTGCCTTCTTTCCAGTTGGTAGTGTAGTGAAAGACTTCAGTCATTTGGGTAGTGGTGTTCATACTATAGGGACACTTTGGAGGATCCAAGTTACTAACTCTTACCAAGTCCCGCGCTGAATGTGAATCTTTTTGATTTCGCTATAAATGAACTGACGAAGTTTAGGTTCGGAAGTATGATCAAAAGCATAATAAAGACGATTCAGATACTCATTCTGTGTTGCACCAATGTTACCATTTCCACCAAGATCATTGAGTGAAGAACCTCCGATAGATTTTCTCCTGCCGAAGTTTCCTGTGATGTTACCAGATGTTCTCAGTTTGGGACGGATCTTTGAGAGATTAGAGTATGTCATCGGGGAAACTTGTGGTTACAATCAGGGCACATAAAGTATACAGTTCGATCTACATCACAATCATAACATCCAATCACACGACTATAGAAATACGGTGGAGAATAGTGCTCCCAATGTTCTTTGGGAATGAGTTTATCCACCCAATTAGCGCCACATTCAGGGCAATTCTCAAGTTTTGTGATGTCAGTCATCGTGCAACAATGTCAAGAGATTCTAACAACATCATCGCAAGTTCCATTTGATTGTCTTCATCAATCACAGGAATGTTTGCATCCACAAACTCTGTTGCAAGTTGTCCTAAAAGTTCAGTCGTTCGCTCATCTGCAAAGACAAATGTGGCATATTCATTCTTAAACCCATCACGGAGAAGTTTGAGAGACTTTGTGACAGTCAGTTCGTTAATTGTGTCGTTCATTTTACAGCGTAAATTGTGTCGAGTTGAGTTTTAATCAAGAGACCAGATGCTTTTGCTTTACGAACTGCCATTCTAACGCTTGTTTGTTCTGCTTTGGATTCTGCTCCTAATGTATCATACAAATCGTCATGAAGACGAATATATTTTACACCTTTCTTGATGAGAGCATTGATAATCAAAGTTGCAGCAACATCAAACGCAGCAACATAATCGCCAGAAGTAGAAGTCTTAAAAGAATACATAATCACTTCGCGTACAGATAACCACCTGCCCAGTCAGCATGTTCCAGCAACCATTCACGATCTTTGATCAATCGCAGATCATAACGAACACCTTTGGCAGGAGACTTCCAACTGGCAGACTTATACACTTGACCAGTCTTTTTGTCCACAAAAGCATGAACAGAGCGAGAACCAACAGCGTTCATGATAATTTTGTGATACTTTCTACCAGTCTCAGGATAGAACTCATAATCACAAATACCTTGCTTGAGTTTCTCAATACAGGCATCATGATACTCTTCATCAGATGTGCGAAGTTGATGACTGCGAATAGAATAATCAATGAAGTTCTGACGCAGTGCTTCACACAATGCGTAGGTGTGTGCTAGAACAGCATTAGCAATGTTCTCTCTTGCTTCCTGCTGTGCAGCATAATCAGCGAAAGTAGTTGTCATAATCAGAGACCAAGATCAACGGGAATGGTAATCCAAACTGCGCGATCAGTTCCAATAGTGAACTGATTGCACCAGACAAAATGAGTCGCTTCTTGATTTGACATGTTATGATTGTCCATCAAAAAGTTGACTGCTTCAGTGAAAAATTGGAATCGGTGTGTGTTGTTCATACTATAGGGACACTTTAGAGGATCCAAGTTACCAACTCTTTGCAAGATTAAAGTTGGCGTGAGAAAAGCACTCACGATTCACCAACTTAAACATACCAAACTCATTGGTCATCACATAACCTTCTGCATCAATTCTGTCGTATCCGATATATGCTGCAGGACCATCATTGCGGCACAGGAACAAACAGTCATCTTTGATAGACTTCACCAATGACCACAAACGAATCAGGTTAGGATCACAATCAAACTCATTTACGCTCTCCACACTAATCTGCTCACCTGCACGAATAAAGTCATTCAGTTGCTTGGTAATCTTTGTTGCTTCCTTGTTAGAAACAAAGTTCACCATAGTTGACATTTGACGGGCAAATGCACAGACTTCAGCAACATCAGCAAACGATTCTTGACCGTGTTGAATGTATGCTTGAGGTTTCACAAACTTGACGTAGGGAGTATCCGTGATGATAAACTTCATCGGATACGCTACAGCATCACGCAGATCTTTCTCTGCAATGTAGACAGTATGAGGAGCAATAATAATCTCCTCATACACTACTTCAGAGAACTTGTAGGTAATAGTATTTGGTTTGTATTCGTCGGATCCACCGAAACCGATAAAGTCTGCTTGCACAATACCAGCAATGCGAGGCAGATTATCAAAGCAAGCATGAAGAATCTCTGCTACATTTCCAGTGTGGTTAGCATCAATGTCCTCGTGCGATTCGTTGATTTTGATCTTTACTTTGTTGAACACACTTTTGGTGCCCACAAAGAAGTTGCCAGTTGCAGGATTCGTGCCCCAAACAATAGCAGGAGCACCATCCATCTTGACCGAAAGTTCACCGCCAGCAGTGAACCAATCCAGCACAGACAGATCGCCCGTGAGAATAGAATCTTCGGGATGTTCGATGTGTGTGTTTTTCATGCTTTTAGTATTGCACGGATTGGGGAGGAAGTCTAGGGGTGGTAACCGAACGTAACATTCGGGTAACCGAACCACTCAGACCTTCACAGGCTTGCCTGTGCGCCAGCAGAGCTCCCACAAGGTGAGGGGGGTTGGCGTGCCCTTGCTTTGGTGGCAGAGGGTCAGACCCTCCTCTACGGTGCTGACCTCATCAGCCCACGAGCTGTCGAACTCACCCCACTCGGTGGGTTGGACGAAGAAGCGGGAGGTGAAGATGGTCATTTCGGTTTCGTTTTTCATACTATAGGGACACTTTGGAGGATCCAAGTTAGTATTACAAAGGAAGTTTTGCTACACTTTTACCTTTCTTGTGAGCATCAATAAACTTTCGTGCAGAACTTTCGGTTCTACACACTTTCAGTTGTTGCCCATTGTGTATAATCATCAGTTGTTTGCCAAATGGTACAACAGCGTATTCCCAATTCTTACCAACAACGAAACCGATTGGTCCTGGGTTAGCATCAAGAATGTTAGAGTTTGTTGGTTGATCCATCAACGCCTCACAACAGATACAGCAGGTTCACCTTTCTCGAAGATGGTATCAACAACTGCTTGCACAGAGCGAGCAGTAGAGATGCCAACTTTATCATACACAGGCACACAAACCAGACCAAACTTCTTGGATTCATCACCCAAACGAATCACACGCCCAATAGTCTGACTGATGCCAATGTAGTCCATGTTACGCATAAACAACACTGCCTCCAGTCCAGATACATTGATGCCCTCAGATAGGATGCTATGGTGAATCACAACAAATCGCTTGCTGCTATCCTTACCCCACGCATTGAGAGTGTCAAAGAACTGCTCACGATTCACCTTCTTGCCATCAATCACCGCACCAGTCTTGGATGTAATCATCATCCAAGAATAACCACGCTGTTCCAGTTGCGAACAGAAGTCAGATTCTGACACCAAACCGATGATTTGTTTGGTGGTGCGAGCACAAATCAGAATCTTTTTGATGCTCTGCTCATCAATGGTTTCCAGCAGATTCTCTGCATCGCGCTCAAAAACTACCTGACGATCTTTGACCATGGGCAACTGCTTCACCACAACTTTAGGTGGCAGAATATATCCACCATCCACCAGTTCAGGTGCAGGAACCTGACAAATCACCTGACCATAGACATCAGAATGATTCATGCCTGGTTTGCCGAAAGCAACCGAATGTTTCGGAGTTGCAGTAAAGAAATAACAGCGATCTGCATTGCCTGCAAAATACTCAGTTGCAGGATAAAAGTTACGCTTGACGCTATTATGTGCCTCATCAAAGTAGATCGTATCCACATCAATACCAGAATCCTGAATACGATTCAGAGAGTTGTAAGTAGTGAAGATCAGTTGATGCTTGTATGCACGACGAGACCAGTTGTAAATCTCTGCTGGTTTGGTAGTGCTAGTGTGATGAGTTTCACCACTATGAACGTGAAGAACTGCAGCAGTTGTGATATGCTCCAGAAACTCACTAGAGAGTTGTTCTGCAAGCAAAATGCGAGGAGCAACAACTACAACAGTCTGAGGAGTTTCTGACTGAAACAAACGCAGAACATCATAGATCATCTTCAGTGTTTTACCACCGCCAGTAGGAACAATGATCTGACCTTTGCTATACTTTTGCATAGCAATCACAGCGCGGTGTTGATGAGGACGAAGAGTAATCACTTGTTCAGAATGTTGTTAAGATCATCAATGACATACTGCATCGCAGAGCGAGAGTATCCTGTAGCATATGGATAACTATGCACATCATCTTCCGATAATGAGTCTACATCATAGCACACGTTGACTGCATTTTGCAAATCACGAATTATACGCTGCAGGGTATCAACCCTCACATTCACAGTTTCCATAATGTTGTAGGCGATTCTAGAGGGGTCTGGTGCTCATATCATAGAGACACTTCAGAGGATCCTAGTTAGAATCAATATGAAGTGTAGCGATGCTTTAGATCTTTTTCAGATCTCACATTTTTTCCTTTTGCTCTTTCAGCAGCAATCACAAGATCACGGGTCAATGCTTCACCCTTTTTCTTCACTGCAAGTCTTTCTTTTCTTGATAATCCAGATGCTTTTGCTGGTTTATAATCAGGATGTGCTTGTTGTGTTGGTTTCTTTGTAGAAAGAAGTTTAGTTGCTGTTTTCTCTGCTTCTTTTGCTTTTGGTTTTGCTGCTGTTGCAGTTCCACCACCTTTCTTTGCTGCTGCTCTTGCTTGTGCTGCTTTTCTTCTTTCTTCTTTCGCTGCTGCTAATTGTCTCTCTCTTGCAGATCCACGCTCTTGTGTTGGTTGCTGTTCTCTTTCAGATCTTTGTCTTTGAGAACCAACATCGCTGCGTGGTTTGTAATCAACGGGTTCCATTTTGCCACCGCCGACTGCTTTCATGCGACGCCTTTCAGGAGTTGTTTTCTTACGCTTAGCACCAATCCTCCCACCTTCACCAGTACGGCGAACTTGAGAGGAAGACATTACACTTGCATCATAAGATGCTTCGGCAAGAATCATAAACTCCTGAAAGGTTTTCATCGTTATCTAAACACTCTTTTTAGTATTTAGTCATCCGTATCTTTTTTCCTCAATCCACCTTTGGAAACACGTCCATCTTTATAGAATTGTCGGACACGTTCGCGGCGAGTTGCAATCAGGAGATCATATTCTTCTTGTTGTTGTTTAGTGAAAATAAAATCTTGTTGCCTCCAAGCAGTTTTGAGTTCTTGGATGTGGAGCAGTACATTTACAATTTGTTCAGTCATTTTTTCAGGGTTCTTGATTTAGATTGCAATTTTGTGTTTTGCTTATGATGTCACCAGATCGGAGCAAATAATCAACCTGGCATCTTGTTGGATCAACTTGCACATTTCCCACAACTGTTGCTCTGAATAAAGCAATCAGAAAAAATGGTTCAAGAAAAAACATTAAAAATCAAAATTAGATTTCAGAAAAGCATCAAACGATTTACTGTCTTCTTCCTCATCAAAGAGACCTTCATTCATCTCCTCAACAAAGTCAAATGAAGAAAACTCCTCAATTTGGATGTCGTCAAAGGAATCCATAATTCATGGGTTGCTTACACTATAGAGACACTTTGGAGGATCCAAGTAAGTATTAACGAACAAGAATCTTTATGTCTTTTGCTCCTTGTTGTTCTATCACTTTACACCAAAACTCAGCATCATCAATTTTGAGAAATGTTGCTGTTTGTGTTGAGTATCCTTTCCTCTTCGGTTTTAGGTATGTTACTTGGTATGTCATTCCAATGCCTCACGACGCCTGCAACAATAAAACAATTAGTAATAAAATAACTGAGGAATAGAACAGTCCGTATGTAAGCAATGTGGTCTGCTTCTCTGTCATTTTTACCTGCTTTTTCTCCTAGTGCTTTACACCAAAGTCTCCAAAATTTCTTTCTCTTCTTCATGAACAGATTCTCTTGACTTTACATATACTAATTCTTTCGATTGACTTTTATAACATAGAACCAGTAAACGATCATTTGCATGAATAGATGATGCTTGATAATTAGCATCATCTTTTGGTTTAACATTCATTTCGATTGTAATATATTCTTCACCCTTAAAATATACCCAACCCTGAATGTTGTTTTTCCACTTCACATAATCATTGACTTGTGGAACATATTGGCAATCCATAATCTTTTAATGCGATTTTGTTCTACCAGGCACCCATTCATTACCAGGACATTCTACACTTCTTTTACTTTTTTGTCCATTATTCCACCATTTTTTATTTTTATGTAGTGGTGGCAAATGTCCATTTTCTTTCATTGCTCTACTTATTTTTTCTTTATGCTCACCTTTAAGATTTTTACCTTTAGTTGATGGTGGTTTATGTCCAATCATTTTAAGTATTTCACTTATTCTTTTCTTATGTTCCTCATTACATTTTTTACCTTTATTGTGAGCAGGTTTTCCTTTCATTGCTTTACTAATTTTTTTCTTATGTTCTTCACTCACAATACTGCCACTCATACCTTCGCCACCATTGGTTTTATTGTGAAGAATACCAGTTTCCAAATCTTTTCTGCCAAACACAGCAATCATATAGATTTCGTGCTTAAATGCTTGTTCTTCAGTTAGATTTTTCTTAAGAAAAATGATGTGATTTTTATTTAATGGTGGAAAAACTTTTCTGTTCTTTTTAACATAGAGACGATTTCCTTTTCCTTTACCAATGTAATAAGGAGTTTTATCTTCTCTTAAGTATGCGTAAGTGTAATACATTTGTGCCTTGGCGAGACATACGTATTTATTATATTATACTAAAGGGGACTTACACAACTATAATCCGCCAAGACACAAGTTGATGCCCCAAATCTAAACAAATGCTGCCTCCAACGCGGTTTGTTTAATAGGCATTGCCGTGTAGTTTCTTGTATTTTTAAAGTCTACTTGCCTGCCTACTGTGGAACTATTTACGGGACTAAAAAATTGACATTTCTTAAAATCATAAAACCCCCAGATACAACGAACTGGTTTTCCTAAATTATAATCAAACTCTCTATCATAGCACAACCAAATACTAAAGATATTGCGCTTAAACTCCTCAACATCATAAAACATTCCTTTTGGTGCTTTATGAGTAAATTGAGGAATTAGTTTGATTGATGGTTTCATCAGGTCGTGAATCCCTCCACAACTTGTGACTCTACATCTTCTGCAAGTTGATACATACGGGCATTTACAATGTTCTCTTTGAGATCAGTATAGTATTGCTCGTAAAAATTGCCACCATCCTCTGCAGAGATGAGATCAAAGCACTCATCGTCATCCTCCGCAACTACATTCCAGAGTCCACCATATTCTGAACTTGGGAAGGGAACATAATGATCAACAATGTAAAGAAATTTTGCCATTTGCCTTTGTAAATTACTCCTTGATTTTAGGAAAGAATGAGAAAAATGTCAATCAGTAGAACTCTGCAAGATAATAATCAACTGTCACCTCATACTTTGCTGCTTCACGCTCAACTTCTTTCCAAAACTCTTCTGCTGCCTTGTTCATTTCTGCTTGTTGGATTAGTTTTTTAATGCGATCAGAAATCATTTGCGTTTGTGCTCATCTAGGTGGTCAAAGTGTTTGGAAAATAGTGCAAAGAACATCCATGCAACTGATGCTGAAATAATAAGAAACTCTATCATTCTACATTACAATCTGGATGCCACCCTGCCTGTTGTTGACAGAACCGTTCTTTAGGAGTTGGTTGATTATATGCCTCAAACATTTTAGCATCTCGTTGAATGCAAAAGATGTTCCAACCAAGTATAACAACAAAACCAACCAATCCAGCAAAAACATACTTACGATTCATACTGCAAGTGCTCCAGAGGGAATCTCAACAACTTCAGGCAGTTTGGTATCATCAAACCGATTCATATTATAGCACACCCATTCACCACTACGGAAGACATATGCAAACTCTTCACTGTTATCAGGCAGAAGATATTCACACAGGTCAGCATCAAGGCGAGGAGGACAATTATCACCACGCTGAGAATAGTATTCAGGGTGATAGGTATTCTCACAGTCATTCTTAGTCCAGCAGGAAGACATATCACCACCATCAATCAGTTCGGCGGCAAGTTCTTTGCTATTGTAGTGCGTCTTCAGGATGCGACCCAACCATTCGGGATAACCGTCCCAGTGGTGGTAGGCAGAGAGCACAGAACCGTCAGAGAGTTCGATACCAATGCGAGAGCGGGTTGCCATTTGAGTTTGTGATTACACTATAGGGACACTTTGGAGGATCCAAGTTACTATCAAACAAAGATAGTACCTTGATTGAGAAAAATTCTTTGCATCATCAAATGTTCATCATCAGATTGTTGATTAAGTTTTTTATCTGGATTTAGAGAATCTCCCATAATGATAGTTCCTCCACCCAATCTTTTCTTGCAAAGATCTACATTATCTCTCATAATATCCACACCATAGATGTCTTTCAGTGCCTCTTGTTCGGATGCCTGATATGCAAAGACTTTTAACCATTTAACAGCAACAAGAAACTGTCCATCACCACAAGCAGGATCAAGAACTGTTTTTCCAGGAGCAAAATCATTCAGATCTGCTTTCTTTAACATTCGGATGACAAGATCTGTTGGTGTGAATACTTCAGCAGTTGCCTTGATTCTATATTCATCCCGATCAATCTCACCCATGTAAGTGTGATCGTTCATGCAATCTTTAATTTTATCCCACATATTGCTCAATGTACTCTCTCTCCTCTTCAGTTAATCCAAAAAATAGATACATTTCAGCATCAGTCATTTTACGATCTGTTGATAGATTTGGCAATGCACAAAATACTTTTTCATTACCAAAACCAGACCATTTTGCTGTCATGAGGATATATCTCATCAACTTATTATTGAGATTGTATGATAAGTTATATCCACATTCATCAGATAGCACAAGCACATAATATGCCATGTCTGTGCCACCCAATTCACCCTCATCGTAGAATGGTTTTGTATAACCACTACGAGACCACATTACTTTCTTTTTATTTGCCCAATCTTGCCGAATCTTGGAATACCAAATCTGCTTGTTTGTGTGTAGAATAGGATGCACATACTCATCATCTTGAGTTTTACTAATGATGCCAGTGTTTCTGAGCAGATTAACATTATGGCAGGTTACATAATCATATCTTACATCCAATTTGTCAGTTGTATCAAACACCACCTTGCGATGAATAGATAGTGATTCTTCACATACATCAATCGGCAAATAGAAGGTGGATTTATCAATTTTGTGATAAAATGTACTGACATCAGTTACAATTTCTGTTTTTCCGTCATTGAGTTGGTTGCGAATCATGTAGTCCGCAAATGTGCTTCCCACTTTCGGAAAATAGGTTTTTGTATCCAAGTGCAGAAACTTGACTGCCTTGGACTGAAAGATTTTGAGAATCTTGTTGGATGGTGATAGAAAACTACTGGGAGAAACCTGAAGAAGAACTCCCCCAGGTTTTAACCATTCGTTAAATGTTTTCTGAGTAAAATCAATCCACAGTTTGTGTTGCGTCTTTTTCTTTTTTGTAGAATCCTGAAATGGTGGATTCGTTGCCACAACATCAAACTGCATCAGCACACTCCTGCTTTTTTAAGATTAAGATAGGTATTGATAGAGGTAGAAATCTCTTTGGACTTCTTAGGGCGGCGCTCACCGTGAAGCAGATCAACACCTTCCTTCTCGTGATATTCAGCACCAGAGTATTTTGCTTTAGGAAGATACCAAGCACCATTCTTTTGGAGAGTGAATGGAACTTCGATGCTCACAATCACACCAGCAGAATCACGCAGAGTGAACAGAACACCCTTCTTATTTGTAGTATATTCTACCACAGATTCATCGGAGTTGACACGCTCCAGAATCTGTGCATACTTCTGATTAAACAAGGAGCACAGATATTTGCCCTTACCAACAAGCAGAATCTCCTCATCATAGTTGAGTCCTGCCATCTTAATGATGCGACTCTTCACTGCATCTTTGGGGATAGAATCCAGAGCAGAGATGATCTTTTCTGCTGCTTTCAGACCATAGGATGCACAATCATTCTTCCACTGAGAGGATACATTACTCCAGTAACGTGCCTGCTCACCATATGTATAGAACTCCTTGATGGTATCATTCACAGTATCAAAGAAGTTATACACATCTTTGAGAGCATCGTAACCAAGTTCTTTAATCAAACAATCACGATACTCACGATCACATCCCTGAAACACTCCGTCAGTGAAAGGATCGTGGAAAATACCAACACCAGCAGACTCAAACAGAAAATTGTTCAGAAATGAGTGCCAAGTGCCTGAACACAACTGAATGCGATTAAAACCTTTCTTGTAGTTCTTGAGAGAGAAAGAAATGTAAGAATCATCCTCAAACTGAATGACAAAATCACCTTTCAGTTTCTTATCACGAAACTCACGCTCAACATCTACAAAGTCAAACTTGCGCCCAGGATACTTGACAAGCAAATCAGCAAAGAACTTATCAACAACGGCATCAATGTTTTCCTTGTAGATGCTCTTGTTAAACTCATCCAGCACATCACGATCATCACAATACTGAGTGAAAGTATTGTATTTGTCGCTCACATCATCGGTGAGTGCAACTTCGTTCTCAACAGCGTGTGCCTGCAGAAGATACACAATGTATGCTTCTGCAGCATCCTGAATGAAATGATCTTTGGTGCAACCAGCGCCCATAATAAAGTGTGTCTGTATAGTAGGTACGTTTTAGAGGATCCAAGTTACTATCAAGGAGTGCAATCACCCGTTGTGCGTCTGATAGAAACCAAGAACATATCAATCATACTTTCTTTGCATGATTTCTTGGAAGAATTATGTTCTTGTGGAGCAGTTGTAATTACAGTAGGAGGAACTACAACTGGCATATTTCCAGGAGATGAATAATAACTTGGTTGATAGTATTGTGCAAAGGCAGGAACTGTAAGCATAGGAATTGCTGCCAACATAAAAAGAGATTTCATAATCAAACTCAATGTGTTTGTTGACAGCATATCACCTTCACAGTTAAATGTCAATTACCGACAACCGATGCGTGAAGAACTGACTCCAAGTGCAAGACCTAAAGGAACAGACCACCCATAAGCATCTGGTTTTGAGAGTGATGCAGCAATTCCACCACCTAACAATCCATTAAAAATAGTTCTGTTCCGATCACATCTGGGAATAGATTGTGCTGTATATTGTGGTTCAGAATATCCTCCACCACAAGGAATAGGTTCTCTTCTTGTTCTCACATAACCATTCACATATCTCCCATCAGGTGTTTGATACCCAGGAATGTATTGCTCTACATTTCTATAACACTCATCCCGAACATTGTATTGTTGAGAAAATGCAGTGGTAGGAGTTAGAAGAAATGCTGACAGCAAAACTGCTTGTAATTTCATTGATTGGTTTGTTTTCTAATACCATTATCTATAAAAAAAGAGTGCCTGTCAAGCACTCTTGTGACACTTTCTCAACCTCCTTTCTCACGCAAACTACGGACAAGATATTCTGTGAACTCTTCCATTTTTTGAGGAGCAACTGCTTGAGGTCTTTCATTGATTGCATTTTTAAGTGCAGTCATTTCTTCCCACTCTTCATGAGTTAATTTGTTGCGTTTTCCTGATGAAAGAGTCATAATTTCCTTCCGAATTATGTGGTTATCCTAACATTATTTAATCAAAATGCCTTGATGCTTAATATTGTCTTAAGAGTGTGTTTACAATACTTAAGAGTTTTGATCTAATTCATCTCTCAGTTGTTTTGCAATTTTCATTGAGCGATTCCATATCATCCATTTAACAACTGGATTGGACGGATCATGCAACAACCACCATTTGATTTTCTCATAACGAACTCTTGCGATCTTTGTCAGTAAAACAAAAGCAGTTGCAACACTTTGATCTGTTGCAATAATATAAAGTAACAGTGCAAAAATTGCAAAGTAAAATGTATAACTTAGACTCATTCTGCTGCTCTCCACTCTTTTCTCATCTTAATATATTTAAGATCTTTTGCTGCTAAATCTCTGAAGTGCTTGAATATTGTTGCCGCTCTTGCCTTTTCACATGTAAGTGCATCTTTGTCCTGGGGTAATACTTCACCAGTTTCAGAGTATTTTTTTCCACTACTGTGATTTGCATATCTTCTGGCGCGAGTAAATCCCATCTCAAGGAATTTTCTTGCCATGTCCATACCAATGAAGTCACCCTCCCATGTATAATCCAGGAACATTTGGTATATCTTAAGAGCAGACTTCCGAGCAGTAGTCTCATCCCTGAACCTCCAATACTGGCATATATCTTCGGTATATGGACGCACAAGAAGAACTCCTTGCTCACCTCGTCCAATTCTATATAGTTTTTTTGTATTAAAATCAGTGAAATCTAAAGTTTTGTAATCAAGAGAATAATCAAATTCTTTCATGATTATTTAAGAACTTGCCAATGTTCATTTCCCTTCTTGGGAATCCATGTATGATATTGACGATTGATAGAAACAAGAAAAAACTCATCCTCAGTTTCTTCTTTGATTTCCATTGCATGAAAAGAAGACATAATGTTCACAAAACGTTCTTTTGCCTTGGAACTCTTCGGAACTACATTCACGAATTGTTTCTTGTCTTTAAGGTTCTTAAGAGTTTTCATAATTTTTCAACCTCCACAAAGGTTATTGTACAGAGTTTTCAGAGTGATGTCAAGCGATTAGGGAAACTGTAGATAAAGTCATCAAGTCCCAGGTATTCATTATAGAGTTGTACTTCCATTTGATGTGCTTCTATCTCCCATGGTTGATCAGAATAGTCCGTCTGAGAGTGATCTATGCCCCTCCAAAGGCGCTTACCATGCTTATCCTTTAGATTACCCATAACGTGCTGATAAACGTGCCAGAGTTCATGAAATAGGGTATGAAGATATAGATCAGAGTGCATTTGATTGTGTAACTCAATCTCAAACTCTCTTGGACGTGAGTTAGAATCCATCACAGTACACCATCCATAAACACCCTCTCGTGCAAGTCCACGATGGTTCACTACAATCTCCAATTTGTATCTTGGAAGATACTTTTCAATAAACCAATTTACAGCATCAGCACATTGCCTCTTGCTATAATTGTATCCGCTTGTGTAGAGTGTCAGCATCAAAATACAGCGTTCAGTGCAACTTCAGATACTTTAACACCCCAATGAGTGAACCAGACAAAACTGGTGACAAAAAGTAAGCGATCCAGATTGGAGTACATCGGTTTGTTGTGTATGCACCCACTATAAAACCCACCAGGGCAATCCTGGTGGGTCTGTGTGACACTTATTAAACTGTCTACTAGATCACTCTGCTAGTGCTGCTTCTCCATCAGCAACCGCAGTCTCAAATGGTGTGAGATCATGATCTTCAGTCCAATATGTTTTTCCAAGCATAATTTTGAGGTGCTCTACGTTACGCTTGATTGCATCTCTGCCATTTTGAGTGAGAGGATCTTCTCCTACAAACTCATTCACAACTGAGACGCTATCCATAGTGGAACGATAGCTTTGATCAATTTTTTCTGGGGTCATTTCTTCCATGTTTTTACTCCTTTTGGTTTTATTTTTCTATATAGTCAAAAATTTGATTGATGTCAAATAATTCTTGATCATCATCAAATGGATATTCATGTTCTGGACCTGTAAAATCAAAGTCAAACAAATAACTTCCAGGCAACTTAAATGTGTGTGGTTTGATAGTCTCAATATTCGTGTGCATGTCATATCCAAACACCTTTGGACTTGTGCCATTCCACAAGACCAAAGATGGAAGTTTTAATGCAGCAGCAGCATGTTGCAGTGAACTATCAATTAGAATTCTTTTATCACTGTGAAGAATTACACTTAGAAACTCAAGAATTCCTAATTGCATTGTATCAGAGAACTCAATGATTTCTGCATTGATCAATTTTGGCGAATTTGCCTTCGTACACTGATAGATTGTGTACTTCTTGTGATACTTATCTACAATTTGTTGAGCAATATCAAAGGGCATATCTCTTGCCCACATATATGGTTTTGCATCTGGAGCAATCAATCCTCCATTTGTATGAATAACCATGACTGGTTTGTTATTCTTTTTCCATACATCCTTTGAGATCTTTTTCTGAAGTGGATTAAACTTGAGTTCTGGCATTTCTCCATGATACTCAAGATTATACATCTTACACCAAGTCTGAATCAGTGGAAGACGCTTGTGAATGTGATCTGTTGTAAAATAAGGTTCATTGTGAAAGATTAGAGAATCTTTGTTCTCAATGTATGTTTGATAGAAATAATTGGTATTTCCTAGTTGATATACTCTATCAATGAACGGAAGATTCAGAAATACATCCGTATATACACTGACTACAATTAGTTTTCGTTCTGGAAAATTGTTTTTGATGCACTTTGCAACAGCAGTGGATGCAATATGCTTTCCAAGTCCTCCCTGAACATGGAAAATGCAGTATTTTTCTTTCATCAGTTTCTTACAATATTTGTTTGGCGTGAACTTGTCTCTATGATCTTAGGTACTTGTTGCTTAATATTATATTGTTTTTGACGCCAAAAGTCCATGCCCACACATCTTTCCAAGACGTAATCAGAAAGAACTTCTTTTGGACTTGGAGCAGTTGATTTTAATTTAGGACGAACTTCGTGCATATCGGATAACCCATATGTGTTCATGTCATTTTCACGATGAACATTTGTGATGTTATCAAAATCATACTCATAGGCATCCTCTTCCAGAAATTCATGCAGTTTCTGAAGTGTTTCTTTTGGATTTTTTGTTAGATCACGATACTCAACATAATGTATGCGATCAGCAAATCCTTGATTTATACCCTCCATGATTGCATTTAGACTTTGCCCCAAAATGCCATCTGGACCTGCGATGTATTCGCAACGATTATCATCATTGATGGGAATATTGAGTTTTACCAGTTGTTCATCAATAAAGTTAATTCTTGGATTTCCTTCTTGATATGGATTTCTACGAATCATTGTGATCATTGATGTAAGAATTTCATCAATATCTCTTACTGGACAAATAATCTTTGCCCTTCTTCCAATATAACCCTCAATAAAAGGAACTCTTGCTGTCCATGCACGATTCTTGTCAATAACCACTGGTTCATCAACATCACTATAAAATTGATCAATGACACTTGAGATTAACAAATGTGCTTGATCTGGTTTTGGATATCCATGAAAAAGTTCATCATTTTGCAGATGATTCTCAAGGACAAACATTGTTGATAAAACGGGGCTTGATGGTCCCGAATAAAATCTTGGATTTTGATTTAGAATAGATGACAGCAAAGTGCTTCCTGAGCGAGGAAGACCTGCCATGAAAAAATACTTTTTCTGAAATTCTGATGTATTCTTATCTATTACTTGCGAAAGAAATGACATAAATGAAATCAATTCAGTTTACTCTAACATATTTAGAGTTGGAAATCAACCCACCGATGCAATTCCAACGTGTGCTTTGATTGCTGCAATCTCTTCTCTGAGAAGTTTATTTTCTGCATCAAGTTCTTGGATTGCCTTAATCATGACTGGAATTAAGTTTGCTTTGTAAATTCCAAGATTGTCTGGGTCATTGTCATTAACTAAACGTAAGTAATCTGCATTGTATTCTGCAACAACTTCTTGGATTTGTTGTGCTAAGAAACCAGATTCTTCTTGTCCTTGTGGTGGTAGATTTTTCTTGGTTTCATCCCTAAAGTTCCACTGGAATTTAACTGGTCTTAATTTGCCTAAGAAGTCTTTACCAGTTTGCAAACTTTGGATATTTGTTTTATCTCTACAATCAGATGTATTACCCCAAGCACTAAAGGCACCACTAAAACATGCTGCAGTTGCATTACCAGAAGAGATAACAACTTGATTGCTATTTGTTGCTACTGGAACATTAGCTGGTCCAATGACAACGTTGCAAGATCCAGTTGTGTTATTACAACCAGCATTAATGCCAAAGAAGTTGTTACAAGATCCAGAAGTGTTGCAATACCCTGCACATGATCCCAAGAAATTATTATAACAACCTGTTACGCAACATTGAGAAAGAAAATCTCCACCAGAACCTGCATATAACCCAAAGAAATTATTGTGAGATGCAGATGTTATATTGTATCCCGCTCCTTTTCCAAAAAAGTTATTGTAACTTCCGTTTATGTTTGTGTTAATCGCATTAGTTCCCCGCCCTGCAGCGGCGCCCATGAAATTATTGTAACATCCAGTGGTATTACCAAATCCTGCACTATTTCCTACATACTGATTGTCACATCCTGTGATGTTGTAACGTCCTGCAGATTTACCAAAGAAGTTATTATAATTTCCAGTGGTGTTGCGACACCCTGCAGTAAAACCAAAGAAGTTATTATACGATCCACGGTTATTAAATCCAGAAAGATTACCAAGAGATATGTTATGAATACCAGTTTCATTGCGATGAAGAGCACTTTGACCTATGGCAACATTGTTATTTGCCGTAGTGGCACTATAACCAGCTCCAACACCCATAAAAACATTACAACCACCAGTGACACAGAATCCAAGTCTTCCACGACCAGCATTACGTCCTATGAAGGTGTTATCTGAACTAGTAGTTCCACATCTACCAGCACAATTACCGAAAAAATTGTTATTATTTCCTGTGGTATTATTTTCTCCCGTATATTTACCAAAGAAATTATTATAACATCCGGTGGTATTACAAAATCCTGTCTTTTGTCCAAAGAAGTTATTACATTTTCCACTAACATTGCAATAACCAGCACATTGACCTAAGAAGTTATTATTACGTCCATTTCTAGACAAATAACCAGCAAAACATCCAATTGCTATATTATGCTCGGATACTGTCGCTGCATCGGTATGATCAGTTTCAGCATAACCAAGAGCACTGTATCCAATAGCAACGTTATTATTGACACGACCTCCAGCATTTTTCCCCGAATATCTTCCAAGAAAAATATTATCAGTCATCTGTCCATTGGCACGATAGCCAACACACTCTCCAATGAATATGTTGGAGACTGGACAATAATCAAATCCCAACGGTTGAGGAAAAGCCACTCCCATAGAACCAGCTGCACAATATCCTATTGCAACGTTTTTACGCGAATATCCATTTGGATATGCTGTAGAGAATCCTGCACCATGTCCTATAAAAGTATTATATTGTTCGGATGCATCAACATTATCCCAAGCAGTGTGTCCCTGTGAATTATATCCTGCACATTGTCCAATATGAACATTTCCAGATTCGACAGTATTGCGGTATCCTGCATAAAAACCTAAAAAGTTATTATGAGATCCGGTGGTGGTTCCAGATCCCGCATTTCTACCCAAGAAGTTATTATCGGTTCCAGAAGTTATCGAACATCCTGTTTGATTATTACCAATTCTAATGTTATTGTTGGTTGTAAATCCTATAAATCCATGAATACTGAGACCTGTGGTGACACCAGAGAGATTTACATTCCCACTAAATGTAGAAACTCCAGAAACATTTAAACTTCTACTGTCATCAATAACAGTAATATTTCCTACTTTAATAGCCATCTACCGTCCTCGTATACACTGGGTAGTTTTTATTATTTAGTTATCACTCTAATTTGGAAATGCGATCATTCAGTTCATTGATTTGAGATTGTTGTTCTTTTACAACCTCAATCAAGAGACCAATCAATCCGTTATAATTAACAGTCTTTGGTTCTGAATCATTTACAAGTTCTGGCAAGACTTTCTGAACTTCATCTGCAATTACACCCATTGATTGTTTGTTGTTCTCAATCCATGTGAATGAAACACCTTGG